TGATCCTCCACGGCAGGCTGATATCGTCGTCATCCCACCGGCAGATGAATTCACCGCTGGCATGCCGGATGGCTGCATTGAGCTTGTCCCCCAGCGTCGGGAACCGTTCTGGGGAATTGACCACCTTGACCATTGGGTGATCGTATTTGATCGTTTGCCCCGGCGAATCGATGATGATGATCAGTTCCCGATGCGCGTAGTCTTGCATCAGGAACGACTGGACAGCCTCATTCAGAGCGTTCAAACGCATCGGGAGCGCGTACGTCGGCAGAATGCAGGAGACCAGCGGTAATGGGTCGGCTAACGTCGTTGCGGGGGGGGCTTCTGTGAGCCCCCCACTTTGCGCTGACGATGACGATTCCCGATGTACCAACTGTTCCTCAAGGAACATGCACCCGTCGCATGCCCCCGCTGGGGTGCCGTCGAGCAACTTCAGGCCGATTGGCTGATCCGTGCAGATCCGAAATTTGGAGCAGTCCCAGACCGTTGTCGGCCCGTTGCCGAAGTCCGAGACTGAATGAACGCCGCCCTTGAATTGGCATGGAATCATGGTGGGGTACTCTGGCACGAACCTGATGCCGTCTGTCCTTCAAACATCCCCATGAACGCGGGCCCGTAGCATGTACAGGTACAGTAGGGAAACGGTGGATCTCCCTCGACCCACTCCCCACTGGTCCATGTGAACTGACCGCACGTTCCCGTACAGCCGCTGGAGCTTGACGACGACGAACTACTGGAACTCGACGAACTGGAACTGCTGCTGGAACTGGAACTGCTCGACGATGACGAACTTGATGACGACGATGAGCTTGACGAACTCGAACTCGACGAACTGCTGCTGGATGACGACGAACTTGAACTGCTGCTACTCGACGATGATGACGATGAACTACTGGAGTCACCCGCAATCGGTTCCAGGCACAGGTTGCAACTGATGTCCGCTGGTGGCAGGAGCGTTTCCCCTGTGACCAGAGAAAACTTACTCGCACACCGACATGAGTTGAACTTGCTGGCCACGTACTTGACTGGACGTGATCCAATGTTCATCACGTCCGTACCGCTGACGAACTCCACAACAATTTGCGGTGGGGAAGTGCTTTCATCCAAGCTGTATCGGTAGTTGTTTGTCATGGCAGATCAAACCACTCCCCCTTGAGCCTGTAGCCGCTGGATGGTCCCGAGACACGAAACAGGATCCCGCCAAACACGTCAATCAGGAACGGATTGCCCGTAGTACCGCACTGGCCCCATCCATCGGACCATGACGCAAACGGAACCGAATACCCATTGATTGACGCGGACCCCGGTAGCCAGCCTGTTGGTGGGTAAACGGCTATACGACCACATACGCCGCACCCGTCCGCCCTCTCATCAAATGACGGTAGCCCCACTGCTGCCCAGTCACTGTGAATATCCGATGGATTGAACGCTCCAGTTCCTGCCCCACGATACGTGTAACTGAACGCCGCTCCACATGGCCCAATGGCCCCAATCACGTCTCCCGGCGATGCCGTTTCCCAGTATGGGGGAGTAATCCACGTCAACAGGATGCCTTGAGTGGCTCGCTTAGTGACCAGTGCAGTCGCTTCTGCGGATTCACAGTCAAGCGCGGCCTTGACGCCTTCTGATGGCTTCACACAGATCGCACAATTGACGTGTTCGCGCGAAGTCAGCCGTTCGGGTTCCATCAGTTGCATCCGCGACTGACATTTGCAGTTCCAGGGGAATTCATCATCCGCCCCGTACTTCATCGGGTGGACCGACGAATTGACAACGTCAGTGCCGTGAACGAACTGCATTTCCGCTGTCGAGTTCGCCCCGTTCTGAGTGAACACCCAGCGGTACAGGTTCGGGGCCGTCATGGTGAGTAGTCCCATGTGACAGACCCATCAGTGATCCCGGACCCGGTTCCCGTGGGGCCCGTTGATCCGGACGTTCCCGCCGTGACGCACTTGTATTGTTTGCCACTGTCGTGCAACACGTAATCGTTCACGTAGTAGTATCGACTCGCTGCCCATGCTGCTGCCGTGACTGCGATCAGTCCCGACTGCCAAACGCATCCTGAGACGTGCGTTACAGTCTGTAATCCGCCCAATGCCGGGTATGCCGTGAAAGTCCCAGGATTGAACGTATATGACCCCGCAGCCCCGTTGGCACAGGTGCTACACGTTCCGCTGCCGATCGTGGATTTGTCTGGTGGGAGACAATCCTTGCAGTCACAGCAACCACATGGGGACGTTGTTGACCCGTTTCCGCTGCCAGCACAGGTATTACCGCCTGTGGACAGTTGCAACGGTACAGCGTCCATTCCCCAGCCGGTTGGGGGCAGTGCCTTGACCGCCGTGCGAGCGTTGTAGCCCCGTTTGTGCCGAGACAGATCGATCAGCACGTAATCTTCGTAGCCAATCATGTGCCAGTTGAGCAGACGATTGAAAGACCACGAGAAACGCCACTTGGACCACGTCCAGAAGTCGTTGGCCCATTTGTCGGCCATCGCTTCCAAATCGCTGTCATTTGAGCCTGTTGACGTTGCCGGACACATTACGTCGAGAATCCCGCCGTCGGCATAGTCTGGATCAGTCCCGGCGATGTGTACCAGCAGTTCCGTGGCCGAATCGTTCGTGAAGTGGAACTGGATCGTTTTCGGAACGTCACCGCTGTGAGTGGACGTGCATTCCCCGCCGGCCGACATTGAACCGGAATTCGGTGTCAGCAACTGTGCATCACGCTGGCCCGTGTACAGGCAGTCCGCATCCACTGTCGCCGCGCTGCTGGATGAACTTGACGATGAACTGCTCGAACTACTCGACGATGACGAACTAGCATCGGGCCTGGATGACCTGAGCATCCACGTTCCGGCGCTGATGTCTTTTGGGACCAGTCGCTGATTCGTGGACCAACAGTACAGATCGACCGCCGCTGCCGTATTGATGGCCCCGTTTCGGAAAAAACAGGCGTCAGGAATGCCGTAGTCGCTGTCAATCGGTGCCGACGCATCGCGTGTCAGGCTGATCCCCAGTGACGTGTTGAACTCGTCGAGCAGATCGGCCCATGTTTCCGCCACTGACACAAACATTGCGGTCTGCCACCAGAACCGTTCGTCCACCATCGGCAGAATCCACAAGTCATTTTCTGCTGACGATGCGGCCTGACTGACTGGCTGCGGTGGCAACAAGTACATCGTGACCGAGATGGCCCCTTGCAGGTTAAACGTCCCGTCTGCGTTTGTGCAGGACGCAACCGCAACATTGGGCGAATCCTCCAGGCTGATCGTCAGGGTTCCTGTGGAGCTTCGTGACGACATGGCCGCGAGAATCGCGTTCTTTTGGGCTGTCGTAGCCAGACCGATGAACTGCCCCCACCGTGTCGCACCAGATGGCATGTAAAGCTGATTCGGTCGCAGCTTCGGCCCCTCTGGCCACTGGGGGCGCTGTACTCGCGATTTGCTGTCGATCGTCCGTGCGGGGGCATTGATCAGGGATTCCGGCATTCCCAGATACCGTTGCACGTATGCGGCTGCTCTGCCCGTGGGATCTTCCAGGAGCAGATCAACGCCCTTGAATTGAATCATCGCGTCATCCTCACGGACCGAAGCCCATAATCAGCGTTACAGACTCGGTACCGGTTCCCGCAAGATCGATGGTCTTATGCGTCCCATCGATGGCGATGCCACCCGTGAACAGGTCTGGACCGCGACTGTCACCCGGTTGCAGGAGAAGCCCCGATGATCCAACCCATCCCGTGTAGCCGTTGCTGGCCCCCGGAGCGATTGAGATTGCCGCAGTGTTTCCACTGGTCGCCACCGCATGGAGCAGCCTGAGCTTGAGACCGGAGAAATCGACCGTCCCGAGAACGGCATCCGTGAGCGCCGTCAGATCGAGGGTCTTCGCGCCTGCCACGAGCGCCACGAGACCGTGAAACACCTTGGTGACGGATTTCCCGACTGTTCCATCCATGCGCCACTGCTGGCCCGCTGCGACAGTACCAGACAAGTCCCCGGCGAATGTCGGATCACCGCTAAACGCGATGGTTTCCCCGATGGACAGCGTGTTTGTGACTTGGATGGCACCGAGAGTCTTTGTAACGGTCATGACAGATCCCAAATAAAGTCAGTTGCGAACGACAGTGAAAAAGAACCCTTTTCTTCGTCCCGTCGCTGCGGATGCCCGGCGTTTAACGGTCGCATCGGTCGGCAGACGATGGTGTTGCCTTCTTTGTCCTTCAGTTCAAGCCCGTTAAGAGCCTTGAGAATTAATCGCTTGAGACTCAGCAGCCCCCGTGCGGATTCGGTCATCATCATCTTGTCGCCGCCCGGTCGATCCAGTTTCATGCCGGACCAGACCGTGATCAGCACGCCCGACAGTTCGTTGGCATAGTGCGATCCGACCGCAATCTCTTCATCGAACCGGCCCGCCATGGGACAGACCGTGGCGAACAAAGTCTGCCGTTCCTCATGCAACGGTTCGGGGTCCATCGACAGGAAACAGGTGTTTTCCCCCTGGAACGCGGGAATCGACTCGCGCAAGACCTTTACCACGGCTTCGAGGACCGTAATCTGTGTCGTTGGTGTGCCGTAACCCGTTGTCATCGTGGTTTACCAATGAAAAAAGGCGTGCCCCCGTCGCGATGAACGGGAACACGCCTCGAGTGTTTCGATAGCGGAACCAAGACAGAGTAACTTTTCGACTTCACTGCGACCAGTCTGAATTTGTCAAAGTTGTCGTGGTCGTCTGTGGCCCCTTGCTGGTCCATTTCTCGTTCCCCAGGGCCAGTTTCTCTTTTGGGGTCGGTGGACGGCTCAACGCCAATACGATTTCCATCGACGCGCGGAAGATCACCTGTCCCGTTGCCGTCGTCACGCTGCGACCCGCCTTTAGGGCTGATCTTAGATACGATTGAATGAGTGGCACCCAGCCAATTTCACGATCAATAGACTCTGGATACGGCCACTGCAGTGCTGCCAATGTTTCTGGGTCGGGGAACTCTGGCCAATCGCCCGCACGCTCTGCGGAAATTCGGATGACTCGCCGCGTTTGTCCCCCTGCAATCCGTACGACTGCGGACGTGGGAGCAAATTTTGCTGTCGTCCCCGTCGGGGTCTTGGCAATTGGCATTTGCGTACGCATGGCATTGGTCTTGTACAGGTTATCGACCTGCCAGAACGTGTACGGGTATGTCATGTGGTTTTCGGAATACGGGGTTGCATTCGTTTCCAGTGACAACTGCAGGCTGGACATTTCCGTTGCCGTGTATGGGATCTGATCCACCGGCGCTTGCTTGTCTTCATTCTTCTGCAAGACCTCAATTCCGTACTGGGGAAAGTGCTGATCGTTGCAGGGAGTCTGGAAGTAACAGGCAACGATTCCGACGATTCCAGCCGGTCCCTCGACGTCTGGGGTTTGACCAGCGTACCCACCCCACGAGCGCGCCCGGGAGTATTTTTGATTCGTCCCGGCGTTGTATGGGAAGTTGTCCCCGACTCCCTGCTTTGTACCGTCCAACGGGGCCGGAAGATTGGCCGCAACAATCGGCTGTCCGAAGTTCTGAAACGCTAACGCCATCCCATCCTTGGCAGTCATAAGCGTGCGAACTTCAGCAGCTGCGGAAATCACGTTGGTGTCACCAATGTGATCGGTAAATTCCACACGGTCTACGATGTAACTGATCGGCTTTCGAACCAGATTGCCGTTTCCGTCCGCCACTACAAACACTTCGGCGGGGTCCGCTGCGACCTGTGGCGGGGTTCTGCGGAACATTTTCGCCGCGATCACCCAATGACAGATTTCAATCAGATCAGCCTTGTTGACGTCCGAATCCCCTTCCACCTGGATCTGAATCGATGCCGCTCCCATCATGGCGCGGTGAGTCCTGATCGTGTGTTGCACATTCCATCGCCGGGCAGGGAATGGCGCCGACGCTGCAATCTCCTGATCTGTGACAACCCAATGCAGCTTCAGACCGTCCGCTTCCCAGACGAATTCCATGCGTTCGCGCCGGAACAATGGTTCCAACGGGGGAGCCACGAGCCATCGCAGTTGATGTGCGTTGATCTTGGCCGATGCCAGTACCATCGTTCCAGTATAGGTTCGTGTGGTCCGCATGTTCACATCGAGTGAATCACTGACAGACCATCGATTCGAAAGAACACCGTACGAATTGTACGGCACGGAACCATCGGGAGTGCATTCGACCTTGCACAACTCGAATGTCGCATCAACGTGGAATAGTTCGTTCCCTGTAATGTGAGACACCACAAAATCGACGCATCGGGGACCGTTCGCAACGTCCCAGTTTTTCAGATTGATGTTGCCTGTGACTGCCACATTGTCCCCGTCGGCATTCTTCACCGTTTGGGGCACGGACACACGCGCCGGGGCCGGATATGCCTCCAGAATGACGATTGGCTGATTCGAGGGAGTCACGTCGGGCTTCATGCCCACGCCATTTTCGACCGCTCCGATAGCCATGATAAACGGCTGGCGTGGCGGTAGCTGGTATCGCATCAGTTTGTGTGCCGCTGTGGCTCCCCCGTAGGGTGCAATTGGTTCGGCCATCAGGTAGGACCAATTCGTGTGCCCGTGCAGATACCCTGAGACACGAACCGTTGTCTTCTGGTAGATCAAATCTGTGCCAGAAGGGTCCAACACCGGTTCCTGCCGGATTTCATGCGTCACAACCCGGTAGAGCTTTACGTTCCCGTACTGAATGTAGGTGCCAACGCTCGCCATTATCTTACCTTTGGAATGTCGCCAAACCGCTTATCGTTGCGTTTGTTGGCGTTCATGTTGACACCCGCCAGAAACGCATCAATCCCCACACCCTCAACTGGTTTGGCAGTGTTTTCAGCGACTTTTTTAACCCATGGCAAGTATTCGAGCATCTTCACCGATTGCGTGACCAACGGAGTCAAGATGTCGATCTTGTTCAGCCCCTCTTGCAGAAGCGTAGCCGTGTCCGTCGCCGCTGCCTGGATTCGATTGCCGATGTCCTCCCACGCCGCGTTCATTGGCTGCTGCGCTTCCTTGAGTCTCATCGTCGATTCGACCACCGCACTGGAAGAATTGGCGGTTTGCGCCCCGGTCCGCATGTTCAGTTGCATTTCTTGAGCTTCATACCGTGCCATCGCATTGGCAATCTGCCCGTTGAACTGGGACCGCTGCTGAATCTGCCCGTTGATGAGTTGTTCCGACTTCTGCAGTTGTCGGTTTACGAACGATTTGACGGCCACAACAGCCCCCGCAACAACCCCAATGGCCGCTGCCACGGGGAGCGCGACCGCTCCGACGGTTGCCGCCGCGCTTCGTGCTACTGCAGCCCCAACAGCCACTCGTACTGCCGGACCTGCGCGCGACACTGCTGTCGCCGATCGAGTGACCGCCGTTCCTGATGCTGCTGTCGCCGCTGTCGCGGCCTGACGTGCTGCCACGGCTGTGACTCGTGCCGCCCGTGCTGTGGCCACGGTTTTTGCGGACTGTTGCACCGCGCCCGATGCCCGGACATTAGCAAGAATCGCGCGAGTTCGCAGAACCTGGGATGGTGCCCGGTCGATCTGCTCTTTGGTCATCGCTTGGCGTTGCAGGTTCGACTGGTGGCTTCGTTCGGCTCGTTTCAGGTCCACGTTCGCACGGCGGGCTTTACGACGCACATCGGCCAGTTTTTGTTGGTTCCCGAAATGCCGTGCTTCGTTCTTTGCATGTGCCTCGCTGGCCATCTTCTGGGCCGCAATCGCTGCCGCCGCCGCCTGCCACTTCCGTTTGACGATCCGAACCTGTTGTTTGGCCTTTCTCCACTGCTGGGCAGGGCTCCACAAATTGGCCTTGGTTCGCTGCGTCTGCCACGATGTTTGACGAGCCACTTCGGTCTTTAACGACTCGTGAGCCTGTGTCGTTGATTTGAGCTTCGCCGCCGCTTCGTGCAAAGCCTTCTCGTAGTCGATGATGGCAATCTGCAGCGATGCCAGATCCTTCCCGGTCGGATTCGCTTTCTCCGACTCGAACTCGTTCACAGCGTTCGTGTACCGGCCATGTGCTTCGCTGTGGGACTGTACCGCGGCGTTCCAGGCAGACTGAGACCTTGACAGGCGTTCCCGGTTTTCTCGCGATGGCTGGCCAACCGAGAACCGTTCCGCCCAACTGACCACGGGAGACAATCCCAGGGGCCGCGCGAGGCGTTGCAACCAACTGGCCTGCATCGGCTCGGATTTTGCCCGCTGTGCCTGTGCGAGTTGCTGTGACAGCGTCATGGTCATCTTGGCCGTGATCGCTGTGGCGATGAGATTGACGAGTTGTGCGATGTCCATGATGCGTCATCCCCTTCGTTTGGCTTCAGCCGAGAGACGCGCGTATTCGATGTCGCCCAGCAAGTCTGTTTCGGCCTGTGCCCGGCACATTTCCTGCGTAGGACCACCCACTTTCGCCGATTCCACGCCATGGGTAATCATGCGAGCCAGCCGCAATTGCTGTCGATCGAGATTCAGCCAGAGACCGACGCGGCACTCGTGGGTAAGTCTGGGGAGACAAACGGCACCGTAGACGGCACCGAGATCGGCAAAGGACTGCCATTTTTTTTTAAGTCACCCAGGTACGTTTCGAAGCGATTCAGCAGCAAATCGCATTCAACTTCGGTCAATCCACCGTCTTCGGCGGGAAGGACGTCAAACGCGTGCTGTACCGCTTGGGCAATCTCGGAATACCCTTGGACGATCAGAGTACCGACCCCGCCCGCGATCAACTCCCGGGACTTCCCGCTGTCGAACTCTGGCAGGGACCACAACCGGCGTGCGACTCCCATCGGATCGGCATATCGCCACTTCCGGCCATCCCAAAACGCGAACAGGCCGCGAGGATCGAGCCCCACGGCGTACGCGAGCCAGAAAAGAATTGACCGAATCATACTGCCCTCTTACGTCACGGTTGAACCGCTGACAGTGACCGCCGTGTTCCACGGGCTGTAGATCGTCGGTGCCCCGTTTGTGCCCGCCGTCGCTGACGGATCTTGCAAACAGGTGAAGTTGACGCGTGGATACTTGGACGTGAAACCCACGGCCCCGTGGTCGATGGGATCCAGAATCAGGACTCGCGTGTAATTGCGCACAAAGTTTGATGCGATCAATGCGAGCCTGAAATACGCTCCCGAACAGTTCATCAGCATGCCCGGGACTCGCGTGGCACCCGCATTCACCCGCAGCAGCAACTTGTTCAGAATCGCTTCCGTGTACTGCGCCATTTCCACGTCAACGGTGTGCTGTTCCCCGAGGAATTGCGCATCGGCCATCGGCCCCCGCTCCCCGCCGCTGACGTCGGACTTCAACTCATCCCAGAACGCCTGTTCCGTGATTCGCACGCCGCCACGCGTGTATCCGAAAAATTCCATCGCAGCGGCCGAGCCCGTGCCAACCCAGACTTGTACCGGGCCGGGCACCTGGAAACATGGGGCTGTTACTGATGGAACGGTCATCGTGATCTCTCCCTATCAACGCCCGTACGGCAATCGCCGTCGTGGGTAGTAGTTCTTTGTCTGGTCCACCGTCATATTCAGATTCGCAAATGTCGCTGACGTTGGACCTGTCGTTTCTGGCAACGTCCCGTCCGTCGCATTGGCGGACCCACCGAACACCGCATCGCCCTTTCGAAGCGCCTGCAGTAAATCCTTGGCATCCCCGCAAACGCCCTTCTGCAACTCTTCCGTCCGCGTTGATGGCCGACGTCGCAGTAGCTTGCACATGGCCACACAACAGACGACTTCCACCAGCAAGGCATGACCGTTGCCAGTCAGTCCCGCCAGTTCCGCTGGTGTGTACATCCCGCCTGCGATGACGGCCGCTTCGACTTCGCCCGACGCTCGCAGCAGTGCCGAGAGCAATTTATCGTTGGTTGCCAGCCCGGATTCGTCGATCTGCACTCCCGTATCAGACACAACATCCCCGAGAATCGACGCGTCGAACGCGTTTATCATGTCGGCGGGGGTGGCATAGGCTGACACTGGCACTTCTCCGGTTTCGCCCCGGAACGGTGATCAATCGGTTTCCCGGTCGATCACCGCTCCGTTCGCGAAAGAGGACTCAGACAATTCCGGTCAACAGGAACCCGCTGGCAGGAGCAACCACCTTGGCTTGGCGATTGTCCACGACGCGAGTGTCGTGCCGTCGGTTCCATGCGTCATGCTGGCTTTCAACCGCCATTTCGTCCTTTTCATAGACGAACAGACATGCCGTCGAGAAGTTTGGCGTGTCGGCCTGACCGACCAGTCCCCCGACCTGCGAACACATGACGAGAGAACCGCTTGGCCAGACGAACGTCTTTACGGCTGTCGCACCCTTGCGGGAAGTCACCTTCACCGCGTCTTCGATTTCGATCTTGAAGCCGTACAGTTTGTCCGGCAGACCGAATCGGGTGTTCGTGCCTGGAATCTCGCCCTTGACCTGTGCCAAGGCATCCGGCGACCCCTTGATGTGGTCAACGATTTCTTGACACTGGGCAATCAGGGCCGCATCCGTTGGTCCCATCACGATACGCAGATCGTCGGTTGTCACCGCGCCGAGGGTGTCAACGATGATCTGCTGTGCCATCGTGTTGAAGGCTCGCTTGATGTCCTGGCGTGCTGTGGTAGACGCAGCCAGCGTGCCCGAGTTGCCCGAAATGGCACTCGCCGCACTTACGTGCGAATTGGCGTAGTTCCCGCTGGTCGTCAACGCGGTCACAACGTCCTGCGTGCGACTCGTCATCGCTTGCTGGGCCTTGATGTTCAGGTGGGCTTCGCTGATGTTCCAGCCAGCCTGTTCCACGGCTAATTCGCCGAGGCGAACCGCGTAGGCTTTCCGCTTGGTACGGAATTCCTTGAACACGAACGATTCAGTACCGTCCGCCCCGGCTGGAGCATCGGCACCATCGGGCCAGTCGAATTCGGCCCCATCGCTGTTCAACAAGCGACCGGCCTCTTCCACGGTCATTTCCAGGTAGTACCCTGCCATCTTCTTGACGGGGATGATCTGGATGTACCGGTTCAGCGCGAACTTCTTGGGATTGCGGCTGAAGTTGATCGTCAACTTGCCAGACGACTCGTGATCCTTCACGAATGTATTATTACCACTGGGGAACGTAGCTGCTGCAGCCATGATGGTTGCTTGCCCTTTCTTTTCACTGGGCGGCTACGTTACGCTGGCTGCTGTCTGGGCTGGCCGTGGCGTTTCGCCGCTGGTTAGTTCTGAGCCCGGTTTGGATTGGCGTCCAAACCGGGTTTTTCATTTCAAATCACAAACTCAAACGATCATCGATCACGGGGTTGTGATCGTCTTCGGCATCACGAGCAGTTTGAAATACTCGCCGCTGCTGGCCGCCTCGAGAGCAGTCCCGACAGAGTTTTCCTTGAGGCCAGTCGTTTCCGCACAGACAATGCCTGCACCTGTCGAACCACCGGACTTGATTTCGGCTCCCGCTGTGATCGTGCCACCCGCACGGCAGAGACAGACACGACCGGCAGTGAAGACTTCGACGTTATCCCCCGCCTGTGCCGCTTCTGGCGGATCGGCAGTCACGCTGGGGATGGGGGCTTCACGGCTTCCGAGTGCAGCCACGCCGAACGCACGGGCATTGCTCGTGCAGGGAATGACCGCGTTGTTTCGCGACGTGTCGATCATGACGATGCTGGCAACCAGAATGGTGGCGTTCGCATACATGACTTGGGGCTGATCCATCTGTCTCACTCCTCAAAAAAATAAGCCGCGAATTCACCCGATTGGGCAAACTCGCGGCTTGGTTGTTCCAATACCGCTACAACGATTTACGATGCGATCAATGCCCCGCATCGATCTCCTTTTTGGCTTGCTGGAATGCCTCGTCGGCACTCATGCCCGGCGAACGCGATGCAATCTCGACGGCCCGACGGCTGTAGCGGGCTTTCTTTTCGTCGTCTGGCTTTGGCTGGTCCAATGGTGGCGTAAACAACACTGGCATCCCGCCGTTGGGGTCGCGTCGGCTGTACCGCGTGGCGATGCGTTCCAAATGCCGATGGAACTGATCGTCCTTCATGCCCGCACATTCCTGTGCTTCTTCCTCGATGTTGAATTCGTGGAACTGGCTGAGTTCGGACAACTTCGAATATCGCTCCTGGAACGTCCGCTGGGCTCGCAGTGCCGCCACTTCGCCCTTCAGGCTGACGTTTTCCGCTTCCATGCGGGAATAGCGAGCCTTCTCGATCGGATTGGCGTACTGCATGGCTCCCGCTGGTTTGGCGTGCCGTCGCCGTGCCACCATGTAACCCGCTTGATGGGCTGGAGACGACAGACGACTGTATTCGTCCTTTTCATCGTCCCCCATGCTGGCCAGTTCGTCTGGCGTGGCCCCGCCGCCTGTGTTGTCGGTCGGGCTGCTGTCCGCCGCTGGTGGCGTTGCATCCATGGGACTCGCAGCGTCCGGCGCTGGGCTTGGTGCCCCGGCATCCGGCATGGCGGACGCATCGGGAGCAGGAGCGCCCCCCATGTCTGTGGGAAGTCCGCCCGCATTCGGATCGGTGGCCCCGGGCACCGGCGTTGCGTCCGCCGATGGCGTTGGCCCCTGATCTGCGTCCATTGGCGTCGGGTTTCCTTCGCCCTGGCCCATCTGTTCCGTGATCCATGCCCACTGGGGGGTTGCCTGCAGCCCTTGAATCACGGCCGCAACAAGCGACTGAATCGCGTTATCGTCCATATCGTCATCCCCAGCGGAATAGTCTTGAACAAAGGTATTCGCACCGCCCGGCATGGCTCCCAGGCTGTAACGTGCGACATTCGTGTAACGGGCTGAATCCAGCCGCCCACGGGAGAATCGAGACAACCCGGTATCCAGGCGTGGGGTTTCGGCCCCCAACACTGCGATAGGGTCCATCACTCGGTCTGCCATGCGTGGTTCCATCCACACTTCGGGAGACCGACGCGGCATTTTCTTCACTCGCGCGTAATCGTCGCGAAAAATGTGTTCATCGCCGAAGATGCACCATCGTGGCCGATCCGTGCCGATCAGTCCCAACCGAAACGGGCCTGTGAAACCAACCAGATCGGGCATCGGCATGCCCTTGGCTTGCTGCTCCTGCGTCGGAGTGTGCCCGGCAGACATTGCCGCCAGATCCCCGGTATCGAGGATTCGCCGATTGCATCGATCCACGATTGCCGCTAATGCTGCCCGGTCGTATCGCTGCGGAGACCCATCAGGGCCGATGGTCGAATGCTCTGGAAAGATCGGCCTGTTCGGTCGTGTCACAAACACGGTATCAAGCTGATCGACCGGACATTCTCCCACCGCTGCGAGTGCTTCCCGGACTCGCTGTTGCAGCCTGGATTCGTTGCCGCTGGCCCCCCATGCCTGCGCGATGGCCGACATGCGGGAATTTCGGTCTGGAATCGACGTTCGCAACGCTCGGTCCGCACGTTCCACGAACGCATCCTGCCGTTCATTCAGCATAGGCTGAATTCGCAGCGGAGCAGCGGGCTTCGTCGGTGTGAGCGTTGCAACCATGATTACCGTGGATTGAGCAGAACGGAGATAACCCCGCGAGCAGCAGTTGTGACGCCTGTCACGTCAATCCCGATGGCATCACCTGACGCGATGTCGAGATCCGATGACGTGGAACTGAGCGTGAGACTTTGATTCGTGTTGATCGTGCCCTTCAGATCGGCACTTCCCGAGTGCAGGACCGTGCCCGAGGCCATCGCCGTCCCGCTGGGAGCTTTGCGAATCTGGGCTGTCACAGCCCCACCATCCGACCCAACGACCAGCGGTCGCACGATGATCGACTTGACGCGATAGTTTCGGCAGGCGATGAAAAAGGCCGCATCCAACGGGGTCGCTTCGCCATAAACGAAGTCGGCCTGCATCAGACCTGCCACGCCGTTCACCTTGACTTCGCCATTGGCACCCGCTGTGCCGCCTGCGGACGTGCCGCCTGCCCCTGGCACAAGGTTGATACTGCCACCGGCCCCACCGTTTCCGGTTCCTGCCGTGGCGTTGCCACCGGTTCCAGCAGTCAGCGTGACACCACCGCCCGCCCCGCCAGCATCACTGCCAGCCGATGCGGTGTTACCACCGTTCCCAGCCGTTTCGGTGATTGCTCCACCGGCCCCGCCAGCCGCCGCGCCCGTGCCGGTTTTGGCACCGCCCGCCCCGGCTGTCAGCGACACGGCACCACCAGCGGTTCCCGCCGTAGTTCCTGTGCCCGTGGTTCCCGCCGCCCCATTGATTGCAGGAGCTGTCGAGTCAGCAGCGTCTTGCCATGCCGAACCGTTCCATACCAACAGCGTGTTGAGAGTGGTATCGAAGTAGGGCTGGCCAATTTCGGCGTTCGTCGGTCGGTGTGCTGTCGTCCCGCTCATGTCGAGACCGTTGAAGACCAGTGTCATTTGGCGAACTCCGCAAACGAAAAAAGCCGCGAACCCGGATAGGTGCGCGGCTTGGTTGTTCCAATACCTCACTGGGGTGGCTACCCCGTTATACAGTGCGTAGTCAACAGAGTTTGAAGATCACGGTCAATATCGGAATCAAGAAAAAACTTGGCCAGATTCTGATTTTGTCACAAACGGTTTTTTCGTGGTTTCGTGGGAAATTTTCCATAATTCCGCGAATGTGCCCCCATTGGACTTGATCCAACGTGCCCCCAATGACGTATAATACTATGGAAGGACAAACGACACCACCAAACAAAGCCGAAAGGAAGCTGACCATGGCGCGAAGATTTGTCACTGGACTGTCGCCGATGAAAAACAAACTGCAAGCCGATTGGATGTCGGCGAATGAACGCTTGAAGCGGCTGGCGAAACTGGCTGATCTATGGGAACTGCCAAGCGGATTTTACCTTGCGTACTGCATGCACCCAGCGAATGCGTTTGACGTCGGCATGGAACTGATTTCTTGTCGGCGAGTGTCCAGCAAGCTACGGATCTCCGGGACCGTCGCTGCGAACATGATTCATGAACAGGTTGACCGTGGACTCGCCGCTGCGGCAGAAATGATTCTGAAAGAAATTCGATGACCCATGAAACAGCAAACTCCGGCGAATCGCGGACATGCCAGAAGTTCTGGCAATCGAAAACGCAGCAAAACGATTTCGTGTATTGAGTTTAGATTCGTAATCAACCACGGCTGGCAACTTTCAAGGGGATACGACGATGAAACGAGGAACACGTCAGCAGCGACAGGACGCAATTGAGCGAGGCATTTCAAACGCCGTTGACACCGTTTTTGTTGACAAGGCGATGACTGGTGAGCAGGCCTTCGCAAACTTGAAGTCATTCATTCAGGATACTCTGTCAAGCGATGGTCTTGACGATACCGTTTCTGAGGCTGATATGAAGTTTGCGAAAGCTCGCTTTCCACTGTGACACGAAAGGCCTCGGGTTTTTACCAACGCCAGCCGCTAACCACGGCTGGCAACTTTCAAGGGGATACGATGATGGCTATCGACACGACTGACGCAATCGGCACGCTGGTAACTTTGGTGAGCATCATCGACGATCCCGAGTTTGACGCATCCAACCCGGAATGCGTGCGGGATCTCGTGCAGTACATCAACATCCAATGCCGTGCTGTCGCTGGGGTGACCTATGAGTGAAGACGCAGACGATGGCTACACATATTGGGAAATCGACACCTATCGAATCCGTCAACTTCTTCCGTCCGACGGGTTCGTTGCGGTGTTTTTTGATGACAATGTGACCCCGTGGACGCTTCGCACCGAACCGCTCATGTTCCTTGGGCTCGCAGATCAGACAACGCGATTTATGCGAGCCCCGACGAAAGACCGTGGAAACGGCGATTACACGACCAGTCGGGAATACCGCAATCCCTATAAGACGCAGAAGCTGGTTGGCGTGTCGTTTTACCTGAACAACCCACTGACAATTGTGAATGCGTTCGCGAATTGCATCGGAATCATGCCCTCGACTGAAAACGCCGTTGAGTTTGCCAAAGCAAACCTGTTCAAAGACCAACTCAAGATGTTTGCGTTCAGTGAGGTGCCCGATGCCGAAGCCCATTGAAGATATTGACCCCAAGACTGCCGACATGGTTTGGCGCGTCGCTGGCTCCGTTGAATGGTCCGCCGAGGATTGGCGAACCTTCTACTTCGCGGTGACGAAAGCATTCTTGGCCATCGCGTACCGGCATGCGAAAGCGAAGATGGAATGAAACGAAAGCCCAAAGTTGAGCGTGGCCACTGGCCCAAAGGGAAGCGTCGCAACCCTGATTCCGGCCAATGGTCTCGGACGCTGCTCCGGCTGCAAAAGCTGATCGATAACCACTGGAAACGTGGTGTCATCAGCCAGACCGCGTTGGCACAGCATCTGGACGTGTCGCCGCACACCGTACGTCGTTGGCTGGATCGTGTTGACCGGCCCTCCGTTGAACATCAGGAAGCCGTGAAGGCTTGGATTGAGGAAGTGTCGTCATGAAGAAATCATTGGCCGTTGCATTGGACAATCAACGAATTAGGGACCATCAAGCCGACTGTGCGATGCAGGACTTGGCGTATAAATCGCGAGCGACACACAAGTTGACTGTGCAAGGCTTGAGCGCCGCTAATACTGCCTATCTGAAATTGTTGCGTGCAATCTCTCAGGCGCGGTCGATCATTCGCGGGGAATCAATCTCCGTCACAATCGATGGAATGCCGTTCGATCAATGGGGCAAATACTATCGCGACTTGCGGTTTGCCTGTATTCGCCACGCGATTGAAACCGTCAACTATTGGCACGCAAAGGCTGGTGTGCATGTTGACATTTCTCACACAGACCGTGATGTTCAAGAATTGCGGCTTGCTGCTGACCAGATTCTGAACGGTGAAGGCGACTGACACTCAACGAAAAAGCCCCGGTTTAGTCCGGGGCTTTCTGGCGAAGTGTGTGCTGCGTGATGGTGTCATACCTCTCCGCAATGCTCGCCATCTTTCATGGGTTCGGCGTTCCCGCTACGGCTGGCGCTGCTGGCTTCGCTTCTGCCGGTACTGCATTCGCAAGATCCCGTGCATCGCGTTTTGCTTCGAGTGCATCGGGGTCCGTCATATTCTCGGTCAGGTTACCCAAGCACGCTTCACCCAATGCTTGTGCTTCGGGGAACTTCCACTTTGGGACGAATGGCGTTTGCTGCGTGTTATTCATGATTCTCTCGTTACTGAAGGGATTGGTGGCCGTCTCATAATCTAATACGACAATCAGCGTCATTCGGCTAATGGAATTTTGTCATTTTCCGGGATTTTGTCCGGGTTTTTGTGCCGCCCCTTGCGGTGGCCCCCAGATGCGTGCCCCCGCGCTGCCGCCTTCCTTCACCGCTTCCGGGGCCGGTGCTTTCGCCAGAGCATCCATACAACGTGCGTACAGGTGTTCTGGACTCATCGACAGCATTTCCTGCGGGATTTGTGGCAGATACTGAATATCCGCCTTCATCGCTGGCTTGCCCTTCTTATCGAGCTTTTGAACGCCGTTCTCATCCAGGTCTGGAATCGGTGGCCGAGTGTTGTCGAGAACCATCGTTTGAATCGAATCGTCGTGCTGATGGGCTTGCTGGAAATTGTGGAAGTTTCGAGCCCCATGCGTGTACGAATCGGCAAACGGCCTTGCATCGACCATGCGGCCCTTTTTCCCGGCTCGCTCGATCACGCCCCGGTCTGGATTCTCCCATGTCTCCGTGGGGTTCGAATGCACGAACACGGCAGTCATCTTGATGCCGCGTTTCTTGCACTCGGACGCCAACCATCCCAATTCGGTCGAGTTCTGCTCCCCAGCCGAATCCCAGGTCGCGGACGCCTTGTTGGAGATCGATTTCACGTCGTTGACGTTATCAATCGCATATCCCTTACCGGCTGCAACGCCGCCCGCCGTCACGAGAATGCTCTTATTCGGTGACTTCGCCACTTCGGTATCCAGGTAGCGTAGGAACGCCCGCTTGGCGATAGCGTTGGCCGTCTGGTGCATCGCCGTGTTGTACTTCGACCGAAACGCCTTGGTTTCTGGGCTGAGTTCCATTTCGGGCTTGCCATCCTTGCCAATCTTCGGCTGGCCGTTTTCCATCACTGGAACCTTGGTTCCCTTCCATTCGGGGAACAACATTTTCGATTCGTCCGTGGCGAAAATGTTCGGCCCGTCACCGATGCTACGGTTCGCCATCCCTGCAATGAATTGGTCTGCCAGTCCGTCAGGATCCTTCTCAAACATTTCCGCGAACTTGCTTTCGACGGCTCGTTCTTCCGGTGTCAGATTGTTCAAGCGTGGAATCTTTTTCGGTGGGGGAGGGACTACATCCCCAGGCACCCCGACGCGTGCCGCCTTGCCCTGTGCAGGGTCCGGGTTGTAGCCGCCCGGTGGTGGGGACGTCGTATCTTCCTTTTGCTGTTCTTCCACGAGTTGTTCCACTGGCTGTCGATGCAATGCCGCCGCGTCCGTGTGAGCCTTTGCCGCTGCATTGTGTGCCGCCGCATGCTGTGGATTCTGTTCGGCCAGTTGCTGATGGGCTTTTGCCGCCTGATCGTGGAACTTGGCCGCTTGTTCCGAATCCCCTTGCTGCGCGTAGTTATTCGCGTGCGTTGCCGCAGCATGCGTTCCGGCGCTGTGCGGGGCCGATTTGGTCGCTTCGCTCGCCTTGCCCGATGCTTCGCCCTTCTTGGCAAACTGCCCAGGGTTGTTTTTGTTCCCGCGTGGATGCTTGGATTCGTCGAATCCGGCCCCGTATCGGGACCGTGGGACGGGATTGGCATATCGCGACACTCCAGCGGCCACCAGTGCCGCGACTTTCAGGAGATTCATTTCAACAGGTTCCTTTCTTTGACAGTGCCTGCGCGATTGCCCTTGCAATGCGTTCATTCAGGTCGGGAGCGTGAGCCATCGAATACCGATCAGCGTCATCTGGGCCATGCTTGGCGTTGACGATGCGTACGTGATTCACCATGTCTTCCTGCGGAATGTCCAACTGAGGCAACACGCCAATCGTGTCTGCCCCGTTCTTGACGATCACAGGATGCTTGTTATCAACGGGAGCGTGGAACGTCACATTGGGGTACAAATGCTGGAACGTGCTGACGTACTCGCCGTCCAGTGCTGTGTATTTTCCGTCCGGCCCCTGGAAGATGGCGTGATTGTTGTCGATTGTTTCCTGATGCCGTCCCCATCCTTTCGTGGTCCGTGTTGTGCGGTCTGCCACGAACTCCATCGGCTGCTCTTGGGCCGGGCTTGCCATCAGTTTCTGGACGCGTTTGACGTGTTCGGACGGTTCTGTTTGTGCCTCTGCCACCTTGGCGTGATACGGATGTCGTTCCAACAGGTTTTTCTTGAGTGCATCCGGCACTTTCATGGCAACGGACCGATTCGAATACACCCCGGCATGGTGCAGGGATTCGGTCATTTCATCTGGCGACCCGGCATCGGACATCCACTTCGTAGTGACTGGCTTGAACTTGGTCCGCTTCGGTCCGGTCACTTCTGGTTCCGCGACGTGTGCGGCCCCAAACGATTCCGTCTCAGTTCCCTTCAACTCTTCGTCGAGAGCTTTCAGTTCCGCCTGTTTCGCCGCCAGTTCGGCCGCGCGATGGTATTCCTTGCCAACGCGTCCACGCATCGTTTCCAGGTCACGCCGTGCCTGTTCCGCCAGTTGAGCTTTCTTTTCAGCATGCTTCGGAAGTCCGCGAATGGCCGCTTCGAGGGACCGCAATGAACCACGGGCCGGATAGAGTGCCCCGCTTGGACCTTCGAACACAACTGGTGCGTGTTCCATTTGTCCATCGGGCATTTCCATGTACTTGCCGCCCTGTGGCATGTAAACCTTGAAACCTTTGTACTCGCCAACCGGTTCCTTCATTTCGCCCGAGTATCCATACGTCCTCTCTGCGAGTTTCTTTTCAAACTCTTCTTCCGCGTCCTTGCGCTTCGTGTGGACCGTATCCCCGAGCTTGATGGAAAACTCGTCGTCCGCATGTTTCGCGAAATGTGCCGCGTCTGTCGCGTGGCGTGCTGCGATCCCTTCGGTTTTCGGAACCACGGTCTCTTCGTGTTCCTTGATCTTGTCCTTCAGTTTGATCTGGTCTTTACGGTGCTGCTCGTGACCGACCTTCAATTCTCGGATGTCGGATTGCAGGTTGATCTTTTTCAAGATGTTCGGATTGCCGCTGGCCACGGCCATGAACTGCTCCGGCGTCAGCGTCTCGGTGTCATCGTCGCTGATCGATCGAGTTTTCCGATCCTTGGCGTTGACGGTCTGGTTGATGAATGCCGCCTTGGCCCCGACTGTCTGCCACATGAATTGATCGAGTGACCCCTCCGATACATATCGATAGATGGACACTTGCTGCTGACTCGGATCGATGATTTCCTTTTTATTGCCCGGCCCTTCCGGTCGGCTGGCGTCAAACTTCGGATTCGGCATGGTCTTGGTCGGATCATTCAAATTGCCATGCCGCCATCCACGCCCGTCGCGCTGCTCGATCTCGGACGGCTTCCACGGCACGTCCAGGTGATGCAACGCTGCCAGTTTCTGCTGGACGTTGACGCCTGTTCCGAGACGTTCTGTCGATCCAATCCCCACCAGGATATCGCCATTGCGCATCCCCATTTCTGCATCGTGACGCTTTTCGTCATCCAGTTTGGAGAAGTCCGCGATTTTCTCCCGTGGGATGCCGCCTGCCACGAGCTTTTCAATGATGTCGCCGTAAACGTGGAATCCGGTCTTGGTTGACGGATTCACCCCGACGTTGCTGAAAATGCACTGAGTGACGCCCGGTCGTTCCTTGTGCAGCTTCAGGACGTTCTGGACGCATTGATTCAACTTGGAATTCGGATCGTCGGGAGCGTCCGCGTACAGCATTCGCATATCCACCGAACCCTTACGCCCGTCCGCACAGATGACGGCCATATTGTCGGCTCCCTTCTCTGGTCGCTTGCCCTTGCACGCCATGGCGCGTGCCTTCAGGTCCGCCATCATCTTTTCGGTCATCTCGTTCAACGGAGTGACAACCATGCTGTCATGCCGCTTCGGTCGAATGATGACGGGGCTTCCGTCCGGCTTCCTCATGCTGTCCGCACGCTCAACGTCCATTGTCAGACTGGCCATGTTCATCAGTTCGGGAACATTGACGAACTTGTTGAACCGTGTGACCTGATCGTAATCGCCGGTCGCGGTGACTTCGGTTTCGGTCTGTCGGTCGCCAAACGCGGACGCCCAGGCGTCAAACGTGTCCAGACCGCGAGACTTCAACTCATCCGGCTGCAAATACCGCTGGATGTTGTACAGTTCCACCATCGTGTTTGAGACAGGCGTTCCCGTGGCGAAGACGACACCACGCCCGCCGTTGTGCTTCATCAGCCATTGAGCCCGCATCAGCATGTTCGTGGCGCGGTCTGATGCTGAACTGGCTGGCGGGATGCCCTTCACACGCTCGCCCGTGCTGTAGACCGGCAGATTCTTGTAGGCATGAGCTTCGTCCACGAACAGTTGATCGATGCCCGTTTCCTCGAAGTGTACCGCATCATCCTTTTCGGCTTCCTTGATCGCCTTTTCCAGTCGTGTTTCCAGTTTCTGCTGGGCTTTTTCCAGTGCCTTAACGATCCGATTGTTCTTGTCTGGGTCCGCTTTCCATGCCGCTTTCTTGGCCACCTGCAATTCGTTCAGTTGACTCTGGATGTAATCCTGCACGACCTGCGGACGCATCCCCAGCATGTTCATGTGGTCGTGCGTCATGATGACGAGATCGTAGTCACCCGTGGACATTCGGGAGATCGTCTCCTTCCGCTGCTTGGCGCTGAAATTGTCCGCCGTGGACAGGATTCTCGCGTTCGGGTAGAGCTTTTGGGCCTCCATCGTGATCTGATCGATATTTGCCTTCATACAGGCGATACATGGCTTTTTGGCCAGTCCCAAGCGGCGAAGTTCCATTGCCGATGCGATCATGCTGGCGGTCTTGCCCGTTCCCACTTCGTGTGCCGCCAGACCCCGCCCGGTTGTGATGACCTGCCAGACGAAATTCTTCTGGATGTCACGCATCTGGAAATCGGGATTCATGCCCGGGAATTGCAAATGGCTACCGTCGTATTTGACCGGGATGATGTTGTTGAAGTTGTCGTTGTAGAACCGTGCCAACCGATCACGGCGTTCGTCATCTTCCCAGATCCATTCCTGGAACTTCGCCTTGAGCTGCTTGGCTTTGTCTTCCGCCGCCCGTGTCGCGTCCTGATCGATCTTCTTGACGTCGTTTCCGTCCGGTGTCAGTGCGTTGTATTCCACAACCAGCGACTTCGAATTGAGAACGCGTTGCAACAGGTCCGCGAACGGAACGTCTTCCGTGCCAAACTCTTCCATGGCTGCGGTTTGCCCGTTTCCTGACCGCGTATCCTCGACGATCCATTGGCCCGTTTGCGGAACGTAATTGACTGCGATTCGCCCGTCGCGCGTGCCCGTGATCTGAGTAACAAACGCCTGCATATCACTGGATGGAACCCACCCGGCCCCAAGTCGCACGTCGATATTCTGGTAATCGATGTCCTCTGGCTGATGGTTTTCCAATGCGTCAACATTGTGCTGATACTTCGGATCGACAGCTGCCGCCGCTCGTGCCAATACGAGCTTTTGCCGTACGTTGCCCGACAGGTACAGGGACGCTGGTTGCCAGCCTGTTGCTGGATCTTCGAACGCCATGCCCCCGTGTCGTAGCTCGCCCTCGACCTCGATCAATGGCTTTCCGGTGAGTTCGGCGATGCGTACAGGGTCGATGCTGCCCGTCTCGTTCAGACACACGCCAACCCCTTCCTCGATCCCGTTGGCATGGTCCGCCTGTTTGCCCGACCGTACGGTAGCCTTGGAAAACATATCGGCTTTGGTGACGGTCTTGGTGGCAGCGTTGTAGGACTCCAATGCCAGCAACCGTACCGCGTCTGGATCGTTGGCGATGACTTTCTTGTTTTCCTTATTCGACAACGGGCCGTATTTCTTCACGTACGCATCGTAGACGCTGTTCAGCTTCGCGCGTGCTTCGTCCGGCGATTCTCCCGCGAGTTCGGCATCGATCACCGCTTGCATTGCGTCACGAATGCCTAGTTGCCCCTCGATTCGTGCGAAATCCTTCTCGTTGACGGTCTGTTCGATTTCCGCCCCTCCCGAACGTCGGAAGAGTTTCCCGTCATGAATCACGAAACCGCCGTTTTTCACACCATGCGTGGCTTCCCGTCGTTCTGGCGATGCCCCAGGCTTATCGGTCGCGTCCGTGGTGAATACGCCCGCTGGCAATCGATCAATCGCCGCCTGCAGTCGTTCGTCGTAGTCATCGGTCTTGCTGACGTTCTTTTGCTTGCCGCCGTACATGGTCCCGGTACGGTCGAGCGTACCCAGGATCTGTTCTGGATGGTCCGCAAAGTACGCATTGACGGTAATCGGCTCGCCGCCCGCTGGGTCTGGTACTTCCTTCGTTCCCAACCAGTCAGGGGCCGGAACTCGCTTGCCATCCACCCAATGGTAGACACGACCGAGTGAATCCGTCGTCATGCCGGTGAAGCCTTTTTTGTCTGGAATCGGTTCGACCTCTTCACCGTTCCTGATTTTATTCAGCCGCGCATTGTGTTCCTCATTACTGATCGGAGTCTCACCACCCGATGACCATGGTGGCATCGCTTCCGGTGGCGTGTAGTCCAGCGTGACAGGCTGTTCCCCCGGATGCCGCTTTCGCAACAGAATCATGTCGGTCACGACCTGCGTTCCGGCGTTCTCCTGATGGGCTCCCTCTGGGAAACGGACCGCCGCCACGAAATCACACGTTTTCGCCAGTTCCTGACGAATCTTGTCATCCACCTTATCCATCGTTCCCGTGGATGTGACGTGCATGACCATGCCGCCCGGTTTGACCAGATCGGCAGACTTCAGGAAGAAGTAATCGTGGATGTTGGCGTTGAACTTGTTGTATTCAGGGTCGCTGACTGTGAAGTCCCCGAACGGCACATTCGACGCCACCAGATCGTAGAAATCCTTTGGCGACTGCTGTTTTTCGAATCCGCGTA